GACATACGGTGTGTACGGCAGTCTCCGTTAAGAAGAACTGTTGCGTCAAACATGTAGTCAATGAAGCGATCAGCTTGCTCATTCTGAAGCAATGCTGGCTTCTCTTCACCGGTATTAGTTGTTCTAATGACCTTTTCTAGAATTTCACTCATGTGGATTTTTCAACTCCTTTCCTTTTATATATTAATTACGGTCGTACGTAGGTGGAAGAAAACGGTTCGACCAAAGACTTTCTGCTTTTTCTGCCTTCTTGATTGATTCTTCCTCTTCAATATCGGCAGACTTCTTAACGGCGGTAGACTTCTCTACTGCGCCTTGAATGCTCTTAAGACTTTTTTCAACGGTGCCTAGATTCTCCTTAAAGCCCTTAACTTCTTCTTCTAGTGAAGTGTGCTTTATTAGGAGATCTGCAAGCTTTGCATCAACGTCTTCCTTTACGGATGCAACCGCCTTCTGAATTTCTGCTACAGTCTCTTCGCGATTCTGCTGTGTAGTAGCACCTAGGGTCTCCTTGATTTCATCAAGGGCCTTGGTAATAGTAGCTAGATCTGGCTCAGCAACCTCTGAAACAGTTTCGGAAACTTCCGGAGCAGCCTCTTGCTTTTCAGTTGCTTCAACTTCTGTAGTCTCCTCAACTGGCTTTACTTCTTCTTGCTTTTCATCTGACATTTCGGAACCTCCCTTCACTGCGTCAACCTTCTCAAGCTTTTTACTAGCTTGCAAGACTTTCTTTACTGACTCACCCTCGGTGATGCCAGCTTCGATTTCATACCAACCAATGTTCTCCATTTCTGTGGAACATGCGGAGCACTTACGAACTTCTTCGTGTGCTGCAACTGCAATACGATCGGTTGGGCACCAAAACACATTATTTGTCTTGGTTTCTGCAAGTAGACCCTCAATCTTCTCTGAACCATCTGCTGACTTCTGTACAGTCAAAACATTGCATAATTCATTTCCAGGAGAATCTACCAAGCTTAATTCTACCATCTTATACTTAGTAATATAGCGAACGGTGCGATCATCGTCAGCTAGGTATTCAGTGTGGCATTCAAGAATATTACCGCCGACACTAAAACCGGATAGAGTACCGTCAAGTACCTTTTCCCAAGTAGCTGGGGCACCCTTTGAAACATACACATCTACATAAAGGCCGTTATATACCTTACCGTCATCAGCCATATAGGATTCTGGACGCCAATTCAATACACGCCCGGCGGCTAAATCGCTGTGCTGTTCGCGCACATTTCCACGCCAAGATTGCCAAGCCTCAATACTGGCTTCCTTGGTAATGACATCATCAGTTTGATCCGGATTGTCAATTGTTCCAAAACCAGATACGATACGCTTTTCCTGATCCACATTAGCCTTGCTAAATGGGATATTAACGTATACCTTATCCTCGGTTGTTGAAAAATGTGCCTTTTCCATAACAATCACATTCTAAACTATTAGTTTTTATTTGGCAAATTGCGATTGTTGACCAATATATTGAGGCCAACAAACCCATGATATACAGCAATCATTAAAGTAAAGATCCAATCTGTTGCTGTAAAATGGGTTGCCACTGCCAAACCGGTAGCTATTATCCAGAAGATAAATCCAACGATAGCTCCCGTCCCTAGTGTAGAAATCCTTTCTCTTAGTGCGCCATATAGAATGATGGCACCGATGGTAAATAGGACTACTCCAACGCTTAATTCAATACTCTGTTCATATTTACCCAGCGATTTAAATGGAAGTATCAGCCAAAAGCCAAGTAGCAGGTTGAAGACACCCATAATACTAATTACAGATGTATTGACCGGCTGTAGCATTCGCTTTGCCAACTTATCAAACATTAAGGTGTTTTCCTTCCTTTACCTTTGGCATTTCTACTTCCTGTGTCCCCCGCGCCTTGACTAGATGACGCTTGACGATTTTGATCCCTCGTTCTTGAGCCTGTAGCCTGTGCTGTAGCCTCTGCTTTTTGCGCAGGGTTGAGCATACTTGGCTCCATACCCTTACCGTCAGGGCGAGGACCCTGACCCCTTCTACGACGTACTTCATCGGGAACAACCGCGCCCGCGCGTAGGTCTCTTTCGTCAATCTGGCTCTGAGTATCTTCATCAACCAAGCTAAGTTCATTAAGCTTGAAAGTAACCATGTCGGTTACTTGTCTGAATACTCGTGCCATCTTCTTTTCAAAGATTGACTGTTCTGGCTTTGAGTAGCTTTCCTTGAAGACCTTGTCTGCATCTTGTGACGCAGCCAACGATAGATTCGCGGTAAATACTCCCGCGCGTGAAGCGGGAATACGGTGCGCCATAAAAATTTCTTCATTGTTAGCCTCCCTATATGCTCCAAAACTGAAGTCTTGCTTTCCAGACTCTACATCATGGAATTCAATTTCGGGCAGCTTTCCATCCTGGACATTGCCGCCCAGTGGAATAAAGATAGACCTGTGGTGCTGCCCACGTAGGCCAGACTCAAAGAATTCTACAAGTTTATTTACTGAATCCGCGCTTAATGAGCCACCCTTAACAACGATTACATGTCGTGGGACAGCCTTGTTTTCAAAGTAATCTAGGTTATATCTATTAGCGAATTCATTACCAGCCAAAGGTCCCTTTGCAGCGATAATGTCTGGCACGCCGTAATAGAGGCTCGCAGGACTGTACTTCTTCAGATGAATGATTTCGTTTGGCTGTGGATCGTCAGTTACTGTGTTGACGACATCCTGACCAAAGTTCTTGAAGAATGCGACCCTATTACCAATGATTTGAATGAATCCGTCGCGGAGTCTACGAATACGTACGTGTTCGGCCGGAATATGACCAATGTATCCGATTGCCCCGCTAGATGTACGACCGATTTCAATGTAGCCATTTCCAGTGGTTTCATAGTCCTTACCAACCTTTTTCATGACCTCTTCCCAAACATCAATATTATTGATGTCATCAAGCCAATCGGTCATTTCTATCTGAACCTTGGCGAGATTCTTTTCTAGTTTCTCAAGCCCGGCTGCCGTAGTGGTACGATCACGCATTTGCTTGGTCTTAGGAGATTCGATGAAGCCCCAACCAAGACCGAATACCGACTCTACCTTTGCATCAACTGCTGCGTGGTGAGCGGGTGAAATATCGTAAAGCTTAGCAAGGTAGTCTAGGTTGTAAGGTGGAGTGATTAGATCAAGGTAGCCATATCCATAGAATACTTCGTCAGTAATCTGCTTTGACTTTGCACCATCCTTACCGTAATAGCCCTTCTTGGCTTCACGGTCTGCCTTACGAATGTAGTTACGTGACAATCCACGTAGCTTTCGAACATCCTTAAGCTTTAAATTAAATGGGTCGTCTTCTTCGATCTTACGCTTACTAAGTGTAGAAGTAAGAACCGCGTCAACAACCTTATCTTCTGTTGTTGTCATTGCGCATATTCTCCTTGTATACACCGATGTCATATGGGTCTGGCACATAGCCATGTTCTAGACGCCAGTTTTGCTCTTCCCATTCTTCCTGGCTAATTTTACGTCTACCTTCTGCAAAAACTGGAGACCCGTCTCCATAACCGAGGTTCTTGGCTACGGCTGTAATATTTGCCATTGCCTTAATATCTCCACGCATTGCTGTAATAGAAAGGACGTTCAAATCCTCATCCGCCAGGAATGTACCATTTGGAAGCTTCCAAACATATACACCTAGATTTGTTTCTCTTACTTCTGTAAGTTTACTTTTTTGACCCATGTGCAAAAGTATAGCATTTTAACGTAAAAATGGTCAAATACGTAACCATTTTTAGTTAAATCAGTTTCCTCCTGTACCAACAATTGCCCATGTATTACCAAAAAGCTGAAATGGCTGGCCATTATCAAAGGAGCCTTCAATTAGCCCTACTGGTACTTCATCTATTGTAATGTCATCGGCACCGATGGAAACCTTATACAAATTAGCGACAGCGGTATCATCAAGTTCTTGGAAATATCCAGTCATAAGCAAGTACTGCATTGCTGTTGGAGTGCTTGATCCATCTGTATTCAAGGTAAATTCTGTAGCAGCCGCCGAGCTTTTAACTAAAACCAAATGATTCCATTGATTCATTAAAATGTTGGTGAGGTCTGTTACCGGAACACCGTTTAGCCACATGCTGTAGCCGCTCTGCGCAGTAGTGCTGATTGTACCCTCAGAGCTTGCAAAAATGACGCCATCCTCTTCCGGGCGGAATATAAGTTCTACGCTCTGTGGTGGCACTTGAAGGTCGGCGCGGTCGGATGTCAACCAGGTACCTGCCCAACTTGCGTAGGTCATATCGACTCCATGGGGAACATTGACAATGGAGTCTTCTGCAACCTCCGGGAAAATCGGCTGTCCTGTCGCAAGTAGTAAAGCGGGGGTTGATTGTACGATGTCAGCAGATCGAATGCTTCGAATTGTCACCTTGAAGTCTGTTCTTGGCTTATTTCCCAATCTGAAAGTAATAATACTTCCACCAAAAAGAACAATTGGAACAACAAGTTTTTGACTGAATGTATTTACTTCGCCATTATTTATGTCCCAATCTATTGACATTGTGTCATCATTTACTTCAATTGAAACATAACTTGTGCCAATTGGAACCTTGTAACTGAACAGATAGGCGTCAAGCATGAATTGTGAAGTAAAGGTGAGATCAAGGATTCCCAGCTCAAGCTTCTCGATTTGATCGAAGCTATCAAAGTTTGTTGATGTTCCAGCATAAATTGAGGCAGCATAAATATTGTGTCCCAATGACTGGTCGTCTATTGCAGCATTCTTTGAATATAACTTTCTGGTGTATACACCTAGACCATCCAATAGGAAGGAGTAGCCTGTCGGGAACCCCGCGCCAATTGTAGTTTCGGTAATGATTGAGTCAAGCACACCGTCTAATGCAAGAGTTTGAGATGTTCCATTTACAGTCAATGTTGCTTGATTTTCACCAAGGGTCACTACTACATGCAGCTTCTTATTCCACTGAACAATCGGAACTTCACCAGCCAAGGACTGTATAGAGCCATTCTTGGCATAGGTCAAGCTAAGCATAATTGAGTATGGTGTGAGCCATATTCCACTACCATTATCTGCCAGAATAATAGCGGTATTGTCTTCTGGTCTAGCTGCCAAAGTAACAAACTCTGTAGTAACACCCGTTTTGAATACAGGGTTGCCATCCAAGACAGCATTAGCGGTAGCCTCTAGCTTAAAAGACTTTTCGTGCCCA